TGCTGAAAGATCAAGAGAATGGTACTTGTGACCTAAGCGTCTAGGAATGTAGGGATCCTGGGTAAAGGTCCGATCTTGCTTAAATGTCTCTAATAGCTCGAAAAGTCTTAGATGTAACTTTCTAAGAATCGACTGTGACCAGTAGTCAAAGATAGCGACTATCCGAGCTTTCGCTTCGGGGTCATCAACTATGCTAAGTCTACGAGTCACGTCTTTCAATTCCTTCTCCCTAATTCTTGTGACATTGACAAAACCAGGTTTGTTAACTGGTTCTTCTTTGCCTAGAATTAAAGATGTGAATTTTAAGGCCGAATTCTCAGGAATTGCATCCATGAGCTTTTCTAGGATGATAGGTACAAACATTGCCATCTTCTTCCATGCCGGAAGGAGTGACTTAGCTTTATACATATCAGCCTGGGCTGTTAGCGTACTTGGGCCAAGAGGCCCTGACTTCACGCTATAATGAAGATCATCTTGTGTCCATCTAATGGTACCAAAAGGCTTAATAGAGTAGCGTTCCATAAATACTGGAATGTAGTCTATTAATTCCTTAAGAATATCATCAGTGGCAGCAGACGGCTTAGTTATAGTGCTGTAATCAGGCTTCTTGGTACCAGGTAGGCATCGACTTATACTTAGTAGTGTAAGAATGTATCTTCTCCCGACCTGGGAGTTGATTAGTTCCTTATAAGGTTTTAAAACCTTAGGGAACCCATCCTTATCTATTCCAAGTATCATGTCGACCCGTTTACAAGGTTGACCACAAATGAATCGAGTGAAGACATTACGAATCATCTTTATATGTGCGATGGTCCATAATGTTCCATTCTTTTCAACCCAATTTCCAACGATATCAATCCATCTTTTGGATAAATCGATATCGACGTTCTGAAACCAAATATAGTGAATCCACTTCATTAGCATAACATATAGTTGCTTTTGATGTGTGGTCATTATATTTTGTCGTTTTAGGTAACGCCCATAGTACTCTACGAGCGACTTTGATATCGGTGTATGTGTCACCGTGTCAGGTCCCCATCATCGTGACCACGGAGGTATCAATCCTATTACTCGTGAGAGCAACAGGGTACACCCCCATATCGAATGTCTGGGTACGGCTTACGCCGTGACTGAGCACCCATCCTCCCGACCAAAGGTTTGGAGGGCAAGTGAACAATCAGTATCACCCCCTAACAAGGG